TCAGTAGTTTGAACGCCTGATATAAATGGATCATTAGTTTGCACGTTCCAATAACCTTTGCCTTGTATTATATATTTATTCATATATTAAATATTAGTGTGATTAAAAACCTTCCTATAAAATAGCTTGTAGCTATTGTAAAAAATATCTTTGCTTTCATATCTATTTATTTAGTTGTTTAACAATATATTCAACATCACCTAGCTTGGTAATAAGTTCAATACGTTCATTAGAATCTTTTATATTGTCAGCTAAGACAAATAATTCGTATAAGTGGTCTAACATTTTTTCTTTCATTATAAAGTCTTTTAATAATTAGTATGACACAAATATATGTAAAATAAATTTAATACAAACACAAGCAATGTTTATATTTATTAACAATACGAATGTTAATAACTATTAAATTAATTTAATTGTATGTGAAATAAATTTGTTATTATTGCTGTATGATTTTAAAAATAAAACTATGAATGAAAAACTAAAAAGGATTATAGGTTATGCTATGTATGAGAATGACTTAACTAAATTAGAGTTGTCCGAGTATATGGAGATGAGTTATCCAACAATGCTTAATAAACTAAAGAATCCAGGCACACTAAAGATAAGTGAAGCCGAAAGATTATGTGCAATACTTAATCTAAGTATAACTGAATTTTTAACTAATAATAATACAGATGAATAAAAGAGATATTTTAAATAGATTATTTGTAGAGAATAATTTAACAGATGAAGATGTTTTTAAGCATCAACATTATACTATTATTACAAGAGCAGGTATTGATAAGATACAAGCCAATATAGATATTAGTATTGACTATGAAGTTATTAAATGTGAACCACATTTTGCAGTAGTCAAAGCAAATGCCAATGTGGGTGAAAAAAAAATACAAACATTTGGAAGTGCATTAAAAGGTAGTACATTTAAAGATGGAAACACTAATAGTTGGTATGTAATGGAAATGGCAGAAAAGAGAGCCATGTCGAGAGCAGTCCTTAAATTAGCAGGATTTTACGAACTTGGTGTGTTTGGCGAAGATGAAAGTGAATCATTTAAAAGAAATAATAATTAATAAATAAATAGATATGTATAAAATTAACGGAAAAATAACTAATATAGAAGATCAAAATATTAATACAGCTAAAGGTGATTTTGTCAAAAAGCTAGTTACAATAGAAGAATCAGATTCAGGATTTACTCACACTATGCAATTTGAATTATTTGGACAAACCTCTATTGATGTAATAGAAAGTTCAAAGAAGTTAGCTATAAATCAATATGTAGATATTGACTTTTACATCAAGTGTAATGAATATAAAGGTAAGTTTTATAATACTTTAATGATAAAGAACTGTAGAATAAGAGAAGAAAAAACTATGGAGTCTTTAGCAAGTGATAATGCACCATTTTAATAATATCCCCCTTTTAATTAAGGGGGGTTTTTTATATATTTAACTATGAGAAAAACTTATTTCAATCACGATAGTACAGCTAGAAATGACTATCGTATAATAAAACTTAGAGCTTCATTAGGTTATGAAGGGTATGGTATATTCTGGGCATTACTAGAAATGTTATTTACAGAAGAAAACAAGATTTGTAAAAGCCAATACGATATACTAGCTTTTGGTTTACAATGTGAAACAGAAAAATTAAGAGCAGTAATAGAAGATTTTGACTTATTTGTAATAGAAGATAATTGTTTTTATTCTAAGCGTTTAAATAATCAAATAGAGCAGATAAATAACAAATCAATTAAAGCTAAAGAAAGTATTAATAAAAGATGGAATAAAGAGAAAAATATACGAACGTATAACGATAGTAATACTAGTATAAGTAAAAGTAATAGTAAAGTAAATAAAAGTATAGAAGAAAGAATAGAAGCGTTTAAAAACGCTATACACGCTATTAAAGATATAAGTGATGAAGATAAGAATGACTTTTTCTTGTATTGGACAGAAAAGAATAAGAGTGGTTCTAAGTTTAGAGCTGAAATGCAAAAGACATTTGACATAAACCTAAGATTAAAAAGGTGGGCATCTAATGGTTTTAGTAAAAGCCAGAAGTCTAAATTCCCTGAATACTTTGATGAATACACATATAAGAAACTAGACAATAAAGGACAGCAGGAGTATGTAAAGCACTTAAAAGAATTAGGTTATGAAACAGTATATAGTCCAACAGCAGGTACAGTATGGCGTAAAAAGCATAAAGTATGATTGAAGTATTAAAACATTTATTTGGAATTTGTGGTGAGCCTCATATAAACATATTTACTATACTAATGACAACACCAATAGTGTCTTATATAATTTATAAATTTTACAGATGAAAGTGCTAGAATTATTTGCGGGATCAAGAAGTTTTAGCAAAGTTGCTGAAAAGATAGGAATGAAAACATTTACAAGTGATTATAAACAATTTGATAAAATTGATTATGTAGTTGATATAATAGATTTTGATATAAACAAAATACCATTTAAACCAGATATTATTTGGGCAAGTCCGCCTTGTACTACATTTTCTATTGCTAGTTGTTCAACGCATTGGACAAAAGATAAAAAGCCTAAAACAGAAAATTGTTTAAAAGGTATTCAAATGGTTAAAAAGACACTAGAAATAATTAATTTTTTTAAACCTAAATATTGGTATATAGAAAATCCAAGAGGATTATTAAGGAAAATGGATTTTATGCAAAATATAGGAACAAGACATACTGTAACTTATTGTCAATATGGTGATATAAGAATGAAGCCTACCGATATATGGACTAATAATTTAAATTGGAAACCAAGAAAAATGTGTAAAAATGGTATGCCTTGTCACGAATCAGCTCCTAGAGGATCAAGAACAGGAACACAAGGAATAAAAGGCAACTACCTTAGAAGTATTGTTCCTTATGAATTATGCAAAGAAATATTAGAAAGTTTATGAAAGAATATCAATTACAAAAAGCAGTATGCAAATACTTAGACCTACAGAATGTTTTATACTGTGGATCAATGGGCGGACAGTATCAAGTGCATATGTCACAAAGAATCAAAGCTAAAAAGTCAGGTTATAAAAAAGGATTTCCTGATTTATTTATCTATGAAGTTTCAAAAATAGATAAGAAATTATATGCAGGGTGTGCAATAGAATTAAAGGTTGGATATAATAAGGCAACAAATGAGCAAAGATGGTGGCGTGACCAATTAAGAGAAAGAGGATATATGGCAGAAATATGCACAGGAATAGATGAAGCGTTAGAGGTTATAAATACTTATTTAAAGGGAGTAATTAAATGAAAGTTAAACCTACATTTTTTAACACAAGATACGATAGATTGCATTGGAATCATACAGATACTAACAATTACTTGTTCACAATTTTATTCGATAGTGGTGCGGAAATGAATTTTATATTACGAGATTTGAAAAAAAACGAAAGTATATTAAATTATATTTATAATAAAATACACAGTAGATTTGATAATATTATAGAGATACATACTAGTAAATTATCATATGTAGAATATAAATTAATGAAGAAATACAAAGTGCCTTCGGTTATTAAAATATGTTAGATAAATACCTTATAGAAAACTATAACAAGCTAAAAGATATTGCATTGAATATAGCGGGTATAAAAGAATATGAAGAACTATTACATTTTGTTATTGAAGAATTATATAAATGCGACCAAATACGTTTAAAAGAAATAATAGAAAAGAATCAGATGACATTTTATGCTGTTAGAGTTATGATGAATCAATTTCATTCTAACACTAGCCGATACTATTATAAGTATAAAAAGTATTATGAATACCATACAACACAAACTATAGAAAGTATAAGTGCAGATAAATTCAAAAGCACTAAAAAACAAAAAGAAGAAGTAGAAGTTAAGTTAGATTGGATAGAAGAAAAGCTAAAAGACTTATATTGGTTTGATGCTGAGGTATTTAAATTATATTATAGAGAAAGTTTTAGCTTATCAGAAATGGCAAAAGCAACTAAGATTAATAAGAACACACTATACAAAGCAATTAGAAACGTAAAAACATATTTAATAAATGAAAAATAATAATTCAAAAGGTTTAGGTGATTCAATAGAAAAGGCACTAAAAGCAACAGGGATTGATAAGGTGGCTAAAAAAGTATTAGGTGATGATTGTGGTTGTGAAGAAAGAAAAAAGACTTTAAACGCTATGTTCCCATACGCTAAAGTCAGACAGTTTACAGAAGATGAGTTGTCTATATATGAAGAAGTGTTACCAAGAACAAAACAAAAAATAAGTAGAGAAGATCAGGTTGTAATGGTCAAGTTATATAATAAAGTTTTTAATGCTAATAAAAGTGTTAGTGGTTGTGGCAGTTGTGTGCAACAGACATTAGCACAATTAGCTAAGGTATATGTAAACAGTTGTAAAAATGAATCAAGTATTTAGATTTTGTTGTAGTTGCACTAGACTTACACTTGTGCAGAAAGGTAAATGCTATTTTTGTAATAGCAAATTTATAGACTTTGGAGTTAAAGACAGACTTATAGATTCTGATTATGCAGAAACATACTAAGGTATATTTTGACTTTTTTGGTTATGACCAAAGCGACACCATTTATTGTGAAATGTGCAATTCTGTCGCTCAGGATATTCATCACCTAGAGAAAAGAAATAAAACTAAAAACGACTTTATAGAAAACTTAATTGGTGTGTGTAGAGATTGTCACATTAAAGCTGAAAGTGATAGTAGTTTTAATATGTATTGTAGAATAAGACACCTAGAGCTTGTATGCACACAAATTTACGCACTAATAGACATTAAAAAGAAATTAGATGAATACAGAAAAAAATAGAATATCAATACTAGAATCAGATTTTAATTATTGGTGCAGATTTGAAAAATATATAAGAGAATTTAAATCTGAAATTTATGAAGATGCTTATAAATGGGCAAAAGATAAAAATAACTTACCTAGTTATCCTGATAAAACATTATTAAAATGAATATAGAGAAAATAGAAATAAATAAACTTAAAGGTTCAACATATAATCCTAGACAGATTAGCACAAAGCAATATAAGGATTTAAAAGAATCAATTACTAAGTTTGGATTGGTCGACCCCATTATAGTCAACAAGTGTTATACCATAATAGGGGGACATCAACGCTACAAAATATGTAAGGACTTAGACTATAAAGATATAGGTTGTATAATACTAGACCTAGACAAAGAACAAGAAAGAGAATTAAATATACGTCTTAACAAGAATACAGGTGAGTTTGATATGGATATTCTAGCAAATGAATTTGATATAGACGAACTTGTAGATTGGGGTTTTAAGCATATAGACTTAGATGTTAATATAGATAAGATAGTAGATGAAGATAATAGTGCTACAATAACTATTAAAGAAGATGATGAAATTAAGGCACAGGAATTGTACAATGACCTAAAGAAACAAGGTTATAATGTAAAGATAAAATAATACAAATGGCACAGAATAAAAAAGAGAAATTATTAAAAGCGTTACAAGAAACGCAAGGACTTATATATCACGCTTGTAAAAAGGCAGGTAATATTAGTAGAAGTACATACTATAGGTATATGCGAGAAGATGAAGAATTTGCTCAAGCTGTTGAAGATATTAAGGAAGCTCAGATTGATTATGTAGAAGGGCAACTAATTAAAAACATATCTAGTGGGAAAGAAACAAGTATTATATTCTACTTGAAGTCAAAAGCTAGGGATAGAGGATATGCAGAGAAAGTAGATATAACAAGTGGCGGTAAAACACTAACTGACTTAACAATAAAAGTAATTGACACGGGCAGAGATTAATACAACAAATGTATTTCACAAGGCTTATGCGTCTAAAACTAGAATTACGTGTCTACAGGGGGGCACCCGTTCTAGCAAGACGTATTCGCTTTGTCAGTTGTTTATTGTTAAATGCTTAGAAGAAACAGGCAAAGTATTTACTATATGCAGAAAGACACTACCTGCACTTAAAGGTACAGCATACCGTGACGTGTTGAATATCTTAAAAGAACTAGAATTATATTCAGAAGAAAACCACAACAAATCAGAATTATCATATACCCTCAATGGTAACGTTATAGAATTTATTAGCGTTGACCAGCCGCAGAAAATTAGAGGTCGTAAAAGACATTATCTTTGGTGTAATGAAGCAAACGAATTTCATTATGAAGATTGGCAACAGCTAATACTTAGAACAACAGAAAAGATTTACTTAGACTACAATCCTTCTGA